TTGATGTTACAAGTACTGTTGATGTGCTTTCAAACACTTCAAAGTTATACATGTATAATTGTATTGCAGGAAGAAATGGAATTGTAGGATATTTAGTTTACGGTGGTGTTGTAGGAGTAATAACTCAATTACAAAATATAAGAAGTGTAGGTGCGTTACATCCAAATGTTACTGACGAATTAGTTCCAACAGGTCTTATAGTTGACCTATTATTAACAGTTCCAAAATATTAAATTATGGAAATAAATATATTAAGTGGTTCAAATGCTCCACAAGACACAAATATACTAATGGGATTGTATAATGATACAGATCAGAATATTGATGTAAATGCTTTATCAACATTATTAAAAGCTGATTACAATACGTTTTTTAATTTTACAGGCAATTATATGTCTCTTACAATATTAAATGCTCCTTATTCATTAGAAGCAAATAGAGTTACTCCTTTAGATGTTGAATTAGATACAATGGTTATAGATTATGAAACATTATCTTCAGCTGATAAAAAGAAGATAGATGATTTAATTAATGTCTTTAATAATTAAAAATAAATAATGAAGAGGTTAATTTATATATTATTGCTAATTACTTTAATTATTTCTTGTACTCCACAAAGAAGACTAGAAAGATTGCTCAGAAAACACCCTGAGCTCACTTCTATTGACTCTATTACTATTCATGATACTATTAGAGTAACAGTTCCTGAAGTACACTTAGACACTATTGTAACACTACAACAGTTATATGATACAGTTTACTTAGAGCAAGAACAACTTAAGGTAAAAGTATGGATGGATAGATATAATAAGGTTTATATCCAAGGTAAATGTGATACTGTATATATTGACAAGATAGTTACAAGAAAGATTCCAATAAGAATATATGAGAAGACTCCACTATGGAAAAAGATTATCAATTGGATTTTTGTATTTTTACTAATTATAACTGTTGGCTATACCTTATACAAGGTAGCTAAGTCTAAACTATTTTAAAATGAAAACTATTATCTCTACCCATATAATGACTATTTTGAAAACACTACTTTTATTTTTTGCGCCTATTAATGGAATTATAATACTTGTTATATTATCAGTATTGATAGACACAGGGTTTGGTGTTTGGAGAGCATATAAGACAGGAGAAGGTGTCTCCTCTAAAATATTTAGACGTGGCTTAATCCCTAAAATTATTTCTTATGTAGTTGCTATAATGTTAGTGTATGCTGCGGACTTTCTTATGATAAATGTTATTACGCATTCTGTAATAAGTATAGACTTCTTATTTACAAAAGTAATTGCGCTTGTACTTCTTTCTATTGAAGTAAAAAGTATAGATGAAAATTTTACTGCTGTAAAAGGATATTCTTTTCTTAAGAAGATTATTGATTTAGTAATGAAAGCTAAGAACATAAAAAAAAATCTAAATGAGCTTAACTAATAATTCTTCAAGTATAATGGATACATTCTTATCTAAAGTAAAAGAACAATCTTTTATTATTATACTAATGCTTGGAGGATTATACTACCAGAATAAACTATTTGAAGATCAAATAGAAATAATGCGTAATAGAGAAGCATACTTAATTCAGCAAAGAGATAAGTATGTAGAAGACATAATAAACAATAAAAATAAATGAGTTATAGTTTTTTAAATACAGAAAAATCTCCAAAGATTCTTGTTGAAGCTGTTAAACTTATAGGAATAAAAGAGGTTGTAGGAAAAGTTCATAATCCAATTATTATGGCTTGGGCTAAAGACCTTGACTTACAAAAGATTTATACAGCAGATGAGATTCCTTGGTGCGGATTATTTATTGCATATGCTTGTCATAAAGCAGGTATAGATGTAGTAGATAAACCTTTGTGGGCTTTATCATGGGCTAAATGGGGAAATAAAGTTACTGAACCTATGTTAGGTGATATACTAACTTTTAAAAGAGATGGTGGTGGTCACGTAGGAATCTATGTAGGAGAAGATAAAGACTGTTATCATGTGCTTGGTGGAAATCAAGGAAATGCAGTATCAGTAACAAGAATTGTTAAATCAAGATTATATCAAGCAAGAAGAACTGCATGGAAGATAGCTCAACCAGCAAATGTCCGTAAAGTGTATTTAGATGCTAAAGGTATTGTCAGTAAAAATGAAGCATAATGAAAATAAGAAATAACTGGAATGTCCATAATAAGCAATGGGATAAATTTCAAATAAAATTAAGAGTTGGAAAGATTGATATTATTTCAATAGAAATAGATAAATCACGTAGCTTTTATATGATAACATTATTTAACTTTACAATTAAAAATAGATAAGATGGCAAAGAGTAAAAAAGTAATTACCTCTACAGGTAATAAAAGACTATATGAGATGGGACCCATCGATGCAATTAAATTAATATCATATCCTGCCCCAGGTATATCTATGATTGAAGGAAAAAATGTTCGTAAACCTAAATCTACAAAAGGTTTATAATAACGAATAGCATTATAGTTCTTTATAGGCTCCTGCTCAGGGGCCTTTTTTGATAAATATATATTGTTTAACTATTTTTTGTTATATTTGTATATATTTAAAAACATATCATATGTCAAAAGATGTAAACCAACAACAAGAATTATCAGCAGAACAGATTGCTGAACTTAAAAAAAGATCAATTGATTTCTATAAAGAAAGAATTGAATTTTTAAATTATCAACACCAGTATGAAAAATTAATTGCTGATATTGAAGATTGCAAATTAAGAGGTTTAATTGCTACATTAAAAGTAGCTCAAATTACTGCGCCACCTCAGGAAGAAGAAATAGATGATAATCCTGAAAAAACAAAGTAATCATGGCTACAGCTAATTTAGTAAACAAAAAAATTAGAATGAGTAGAAGAGATATTATTAAATATCAGCTTTTATCTCATTCATTTATTCACTCTATTTCATATAGTGAAGCTGAATTAGATTGCTTAACTCTTTTAGGCGTTTGTGGAGAAATAGATTTATCTGAATTTTGTAATTACACTGTAGATGAAAATATCTTTAAGGTATCTCAAACTGCTCGTAACTTTTTAACTAAAGTAGAAAAAATAAACTTAGTTGAAAAAAATGGTACAAGTAGAAAGAAGATTAAACTTAATGATGAACTACAAATTCAAACATCAGGTAATATAGTACTTAACTATAAAATATTTTATCTTGATACCCAAGAGTCATAAAAACTTTATAAAACCAACAGCAAAAGAACTTAATGTTGATGAGATATTAGTTTCTGATGTTGTTGGTTTTTATTACAGTGAGTTAAGAAAATCACTTAATGATATTGCCTCTATAAATATTAAAGTAGATTCTCTTGGAACTTTTAGTATTAAATCTAAAGAACTATATAAATTAAAAGGTAGATTAACTGGTCATCTAAAAGCATTAGAGAATCCAGAAACTTTTAATCAAATGAGAATTAAAAAAGATATTGAAGAGAAATTTGAAAAGGTTACAAATGCTGCTAATTTATTAGGATCTGAAAAATTACGTAAACAAGAAGTAAAAAAAAATCGCAATGAAAAAACTTAAAAAAATATGGAAAGAAAGAAGGCTCATATTACAGGGAGCTCAACGATATCTTTTTAAAACTAAATTTGTAGAAAAAGTTTCTGCATATAGAATGGAAATATGTAATGAATGTGATGAATTAGATACAAAAGGAAATAACTGTGTATTAAAAGGATCTCAACCTTGTTGTTCTAATTGTGGTTGTTCATTAGCATTTAAAACAAGATCTTTATCTTCAGAATGCCCATTAGGTAAATGGGGAGCATTAGAAAATGATGATGACGAATAATAGAAACTATGGCAATTCAATTCACAGCAGCAGATCATAAATACCAATCAATTAATTTAGAAGAAGCTATTGATTGGGTAAGTGTTACATCTTTAATTGGTTTATTTAAAAAACCTTTTGATAAAGAATTACAAGCTACTAAATCTTCAAAGAATAAAAAGTCTAAATGGTATGGACTAACAACTGATGAGATTCTTTCTATATGGGCTAGTAGTAACTCTGTATCTTTAGATCTTGGTACATGGTATCATAACCAAAGAGAAGCAGACTTACTAGCATGTGACACAATAGGAAGACTAGGTCTTAATCTTCCAGTATATAAACCATTAGAAAATGATGGTATAAAGATAGCTCCAGATCAAAATCTTACAGAAGGAATATATCCTGAGCACATGGTATACCTAAAGTCTATAGGTATCTGTGGTCAAGCAGATAGAGTTGAAGTTGTAAATGGGGTAATAAACATATACGACTACAAGACTAATAAAGAAATCAAACAACAATCTTATAAAAACTGGCAAGGAGTAGGTGATAAAATGTATGAACCTATTAACCATCTTGATGACTGTAACTATATGCATTATGCATTACAGTTATCAATCTATCTTTTTATAATGTTAAAACATAATCCTAATCTTAAACCAGGTGAAATAATTCTTGAACATATAATGTTTAAAGTTATAGGTAAGGATAAATATGATAATCCCATATATGAGAAAGATGCAGAAGGTAACCCAGTTGTAGATAAAGTTGTACCTTATAAACTACCATTTCTTAAAAGAGAAATAATTAGCATGTTTAAACATATTCAAAACAACCCTGATTTTAAAAATAAAAAGAAATAATTATGAAATTTTATCAAGTAAGACACTATGACAAGAACTACCCAGGTAGAACAATTATATTAGGTTATTCAGGCTTAGTATTATTTAGATATAAAGGTAAGATACTTGTAAAAGTTAAGCCAAATAAAAAACTAACTAAAAACTATTTAGAAAGTGAAGAAGAATATTTAAAAGGTTATCTTGTAATTAATAATGATCATTTGCTTTTTAATCCATATATAGCAAATGGATTTATTGATGGTTTTAAAAAATTATTTAATATAAAATTTAAACAAAAACCTATAAACCCTTTTATATGACAATTAAATTATTTGAATTAGAAAATGGTGTTATTAAAGCTACAGAACATTGCTACACTATTGATTGGCTAAAAAATATAATGGATAATTATCCAGATAGTTATTTAAAAATATATGCTTATGTATTCTATATGACATGTCCTAATCCAGAACTTAATCCATTCTTTAATACTCCAGCAGAAGATAAAGAAGATATTATAATTAGTTCTCTTAAATTAGAAATTCCTGTTGAAGATGATTTAATTAGATTAGCAGTTGAAAAATGTATTTTATTATATACATCCCCAACGCTTAGAGCTTATAATGGTATTTCACAAATGCTAGATAAGTTAAGTTATTATATGGAAACAGCACCTATTACAGCAGGAAGAGATGGTAATATTAATTCACTCCTTGCAGCTGCCAAAAACTTTCAAGCTATTAGAGAATCTTTTAAAGGAGTACTTAGAGATCTAGAAGCTGAACAAAGTAAAACATCTGTAAGAGGAGGGCAAAACTTAGGATATGACCAAGCATGATCTTAGTTATATAATTCCTACTTGGAATAATGGTACATGGGGGTCAACTACATTTGATACTAGAGAAGCCTTTGCTGAATATCTTACACCATTATTAAAAGAACCTGGTCTTTATAACTTTGATGAATCATCATTTATATTTAATGAACAGGCACGTAAGTTTAAAGAAAATGGTGAAATATATTGTACTGCTCCATATATGAGTAAGGACTTTATAGCTTATTGGGATGATCAAAAAAATAAATGTAGAAAAGGTATACTTGTAATAAGTGGTGAGAACATTTGGTATCTACCACGTGACTATTATATGTGGCTTAACTTCTTACCTATCTATGATAAAGAAAAGAAAGATTTTGACTTTGCTACTGTACGTGATGCACAATATCACATGGCTTTATATGAGTGTTTAGCAGAATTAACTTTTAAACATGTAAGTATACTTAAGAAACGTCAAATAGCTTCTTCTTATTACCATATGGGTAAGTTCATCAATCAGATTTGGTTTGAACCTGGAGTTATATTAAAACTAGGAGCGTCACTTAAAGATTACATTAGTCTAGAAGGGTCATGGAAATTCTTAGATGAGTATCGTGCATTCTTAAACTCTAAGACTGCATGGTATCGTCCTATGAATCCAGGAAAGGTATTAACATGGCAGCAAAAAATTGAAGTAACTGAAAATGGCAGAAAACAAGAGAAAGGTTTAAAAGGAATGCTTCAAGGAATGTCATTTGAACAATCTGAAACAAAAGGTGTAGGGGGGCCATGTTCATACTTTTTTTATGAAGAGGCAGGAATTGCTCCTACAATGGATAAAACATTTGAGTACTTAAGACCAGCAATGCAATCAGGAGAGATTACTACTGGGCTTTTTATATGTGCAGGATCTGTAGGTGACTTATCTCAATGTAAACCTTTAGAGCAATTTACTAGATTTCCTGAAAATAATGGCATGTATGCTGTTGAATCTAATCTTATAGATGAAACAGGTATAGTAGGTAAAACTGCATTATTTATTCCAGAACAATGGTCAATGAAACCATATATAGATATCTATGGAAATTCACTTGTAGAAGAAGCAATTAAAGGTATCTTAAAAATACGTGAATTATGGAAGTCAAGCTTATCTCCTGAACTATATCAATTACGTATTTCTCAACATCCATTAACTATTAAAGAAGCTTTTGCTTTTAGAGATGAATCATTATTTCCTCTTTTACTTATTGGTTCACAAAAAAGAAAAATAGAAGATAAAGAATATCCTTATGAGTTTATTGAACTTGAAAGAGATTTAAGTGGTAAAATAGAAGCAAAGATGTCTAGGCGTCCACCTATTATGGAATTTCCAGTAGATAAAAAACGTGAAGATAAAAAAGGTGTTATTGTTGTTTATGAAAGACCTGTGCCTGACTCTAAATGGGGTACATATTATGCGTCAATTGACCCTGTATCTGAAGGTAAAACAACAACTTCTGAATCTCTTTGTTCAATATATGTATACAAGAATCCTGTAGAAGTTACAAGAATAACTGATAGAGGAGTAGAGAATCTTGCTGAAGGTGACTATGTTGTTGCTTCATGGTGTGGTAGATTTGATGATATTGGTAAAACACATGAAAGATTAGAAATGATCATTGAGTGGTATAACGCTTGGACTATTGTAGAAAATAACGTTTCTCTCTTTATTCAGTATATGATTGAAAAAAGAAAACAAAAATATCTTGTACCTAAAAATCAAATTGTATTTCTTAAAGAAGCAGGTTCTAATAAATCTGTATACTCAGACTATGGTTGGAAGAATACAGGTACAATATTTAAATCACATTTATTAAGTTACTTAATTGGATGGCTAACTGAAGAGATAGATCAGGAAATTGCAGAAGATGGAACAGTAACTAAAATAACATATGGTATAACAAGATTACCTGATATCATGGCTTTAGTAGAAATGGAACAGTATAGGCCAGGTGTCAATGTGGATAGATTAGTATCTCTTGCAGCTCTTATTGCATTTGCAAAAGTTCAGCAATCAAATAGAGGATATTCTAAACGTGTTGATGATACACGTACAAAAAACTTGCATATGTCAGAAAATTTGTATAAATTGAATAGTAGTCTCTTTAGACACATGGGTGGAAAAAGAGGAAGTAGTAATAATCAAAGGTTACCAAGAATACCATATAGAAGACTTAAATAATGGAAATATTAAACGCATTACAACTCAAGAAAGGTAAAAAGTCAGAATATAACCGTTTAGGTAATATTACACAACCTTTACAATTTTTACCTGCAAAAGACAAGGATGAAGACTGGTCTGCATGGAACATGGACTGGCTAGAGTGGCAAGGTCTAAAACAGATACGTAGAAATGCTAGAAGGTTAATGAAGAACTATAAACTTGCAAAAGGTATTATAGATAAAACTGATTACCTTGTTGAAGAAGACAATGAGTATAGAGAGATAGTTGATCAATTAGCAAGTGAGCAGTTAACTGCTCTTGAACTTAAATTCTATCCTATTGTTCCACCTGTTATTAAAACATTAGTAGCTGAATTTGCTAAAAAAAATACAAGAGTAAGTTTTAGAGCAACAGATGAGTATACTTATAATGAGATACTAGAATCTAAAAGAGCAGATATTGAAGATGCCTTAGTAAAGTCTGCAGAACAAAAGCTTATGGCTAAAATGGTAGAGATGGGTGCAGATATGAATGACCCTGAAGTACAAAAGAAATTATCTCCTGAAAATATTAAATCACTCCCAGAGATTCAAGAGTTCTATACAAAGAATTATACAAGTTTAGCAGAACAATGGGCTTCTAAACAACATATAATTGATGAGGAAAGATTTAAAATGGATGAGTTAGAAGAACGTGCATTTGAAGATGTTCTTATAACAGACAGAGAGTTCTGGCATTTTCAAATGTTAGAAGATGATTATAATATTGAATTGTGGAATCCTGTACTTACATTTTATCATAAATCTCCAGATGTAAGATACATATCACAAGGTAACTGGGTAGGTAAAGTTGAAATGTTAACTGCGTCAGATATTATTGACAAGTATGGGTGGATTATGTCTCAAGAACAATTAGAATCTGTAGAGGCAATTTATCCTGTAAGATCTGCTGGTTATCCTATTCAAGGATATCAAAATGATGGTACATACTATGATGCAACTAAATCTCATGAATGGAATACTAATAGACCATCATTAGAATACAGACAGTTTACTTCTATGTATGATAACTTTGTTTATAATGGAGGAGACATTATTAACTGGATCATGGGTGAGTCAGAAGACTACTATGATATGGGTACTGCGCACATGTTACGTGTAACTACAGGTTATTGGAAGTCACAACGTAAAGTAGGTTCTCTTACTAAAATAGATGAAGATGGTTCTGTTAAGACAATGATCATTGATGAGAATTATAAAATCATTGATAAGCCTATGTATGATACTACCTTCTTTAAAAATAAATCTAAAGAAAACTTAGTATTTGGAGAACATGTAGATTGGATATGGATTAATCAAACATGGGGTGGAGTTAAGATAGGCCCTAATATGCCTTCATGGTGGGGAATGCAAAACCCTGGGGGCATTAACCCTATGTATTTAGGTATTATGCAAAATAGAATGAAACCTATGAAGTTTCAATTTAAAGGTGATACTACTTTATATGGTTGTAAACTTCCTGTAGAAGGACGTGTATATTCAGATAGAAATACTAAATCTGTATCATTAGTGGATTTAATGAAACCTTTTCAAATTGCATATAACATTGTAAACAATCAAATAGCAGATATCTTAGTAGATGAGATTGGAACTGTTATTATGTTAGATCAAAATACTTTACCACAACACTCATTAGGAGAAGACTGGGGTAAAGGTAATTTAGCTAAAGCATATGTAGCAATGAAGGATTTTGGTATGTTACCATTAGATACTTCAATTACTAATACTGAAAATGCATTAAACTTTAATCATTTCCAAATGCTTAATCTTGAGCAAACACAAAGAATGCTTTCACGTATTCAATTAGCTACATATTTTAAGCAACAAGCATTTGAAGTTATTGGTATAACTCCTCAACGTATGGGTCAACAACTAGGGCAGACTAATACTGCAACAGGAATTGAACAAGCAGTATCAGGATCATATGCACAAACTGAGATGTATTTCTCACAACATTCTGATCACTTAATGCCACGTGTGCATCAAATGAGAACAGACTTAGCACAGTTCTATGCTTCTACTAAACCTTCTATTAGAATGCAAATTAGTACATCTAATGATGAGCGTGTAAACTTTGAAATAAATGGCACTGATCTATTATTGCGTGACTTAAATGTATTCTGTTCTACTAAAGCTAATCATAGAATGGTGTTAGAACAAATGAAACAACTTGCTATATCTAATAATACATCAGGTGCTTCTATATATGATTTAGGTCATATCCTTCAAACAGACTCTATGGGTGGTCTTAATAACATACTTAAAGGTATTGAAGAGAAACAAAAAGCTCAGAAACAAGAAGAGTATGCACAAGCTCAACAAATGCAACAACAACAACTTCAAGCACAAGCACAAGAAAAAGCTGCAGAGCGTGATTTTGATCTTACAGAAGCTGAGAAGAATAGACGCCGTGACTTAATGGTAGCTGAGATTAAATCTGCAGGTTATGGATCAATGCAAGATATGAATCAAAACATGCAATCAGACTTTACAGATACTATGACTTCATTAAAAGAAACTCAACAGTATCAAGATACAATGAACCTTGATAGAGAAAAAGAGATTAATAAAAATAATCAATTTTCACAAAAGGTTAGTCTTGAACATGATAAGATGCAACATCAAACAGATCTAAAACAAATGGAGATGGATATTGCTAGAGAAAATAAAAACAAGTTTGATATGCAACCTAAAAAACCTGTAGATAAAAAGAAAAAGTAGTTATAGCGATATAGTGTAAAACTTTTAAATATATAGTATTGATATATTAAATATATAAAGTTTAAGTCGCTAAATTTGCTTATATTAATAGTAAGTCAATTACATAAAACCAACAGAATATGACTAATGAAAGCACAAACGTTCAAGAAGTTGAATTTGACAACTTGGATGACCTATTAGGTGTAGGGAGTGAAAGTATAATGGTTCCTAATTCTTCTTCAGAAGATAAAAAACCAGGTATGTTTTCTCAAGCTACAGTTGATACTACGTTCCTTGACAAGCCTCTTGTCCCTGCTGCAACGGCAACAGATGATAAAGCTAATGAAACTAAAGTAGATGAAGTTACTTCTCTAGAAGATTTAAATATTCTTTTAGAAGAAGCAATGACAGATGACACTCAAAAAAATGTAGGTGGAAGACCAACATTAAATAAAGATGTCATGATTGAAACAGCTAATAAACTAATTGAAAAAGGTTTATTATTTCAATTTGATGATGACAAAAAATTAGAAGATTATTCTGCTACTGACTGGGAAGAATTACTTGAAGCTAATTTTCAAGAAAGAGAAGATAGATTACTTGAAGAAGTACCTGCTTCCTTTTATGAAAGTTTACCAGGTGAACTTAAAAAAGCATATGAGTATGTCTCTAATGGAGGTACTGATATGAAAGGTATGTTTAGAGCACTTGCTGCTGCTGAAGAAATAAAAGAACTTGATCCAAGTACAGAAGAAGGTCAAGAAGATATTATTAGGGCATACCTTCAAGTTACTAAGTATGGAACAGCTGAAGAAATTGAAGAAGAACTAGTTGCTCTTAGAGATAGAGGAGATCTAGAACTTAAAGCAGGAAGATTTAAACCACGTTTAGATCAAATGCAAGAGCAAATTGTTCAACAACGTATTATTCAGCAAGAAGATACTAAAAAGCGTCAACAAGAACAAGCTCAAGTCTACCAGGATAATGTATACAATGCATTAGCAAAAGGAGAAATAGGTGGGATTAAAGTAGATAACAAAGTACAGAATATGTTATTTGCTGGGTTAGTACAACCTAACTATCCCTCTATAAATGGAAGACAAACAAATATGTTAGGTCATTTACTTGAAAAGTATCAATGGGTAGAACCAAGACATGACTTAATTGCAGAAGCTCTGTGGTTACTTGCAGATCCTGATGGATACAAAAGTAAACTTAAAGAAAATGCAGGAAAAGAATCAGTTGAAAAAACTGTAAGAATGTTAAAGACAGAAGAAGCAACTAAAATTAGTTCATCTTCTTCTGAAGAAAAGGATACAAGGTCTTCTAGTGCACAGCCTACTAGAACATTAAACAGACCTAAAAGAGGCTTTTTTGGAAGGCAATAATAAATGCAAATAAATAAATAATAATTAACAAACAAAAAACAAATGGCAACTCCAGTTTTAAACAATGGTATATTCCTACGTGATACTCAGTATAATGCTAGTTCACACGTAGATTCATATCACCTTGTAAACATGTTGAAAGATGCAGAACCTATGGATTTAGGTCCTGTAGACATCTGGGCTATGACTCAAAAAGTTGAAATGCCCCTTTATCAGATGTCATCTTTTGGTGGTAAAAACGTTATCAATGTAGATAATGTTCGTGGTGAGTACAAATGGCAAACGCCTGTAGCTCAAGATCTTCCTTATATTATTGAAGATATTGAATCTAACAATCAGGCTAAAGGTGTTGATGGTACTACATTCAAACTTAAACTTAACAAACGTGAATTTGGTCATGGTGATATTATCACTTATGATAAATATAACGGATGTGAACTTTATGTAGTTCCTGAAGAAGATATTCTTCCTATTGGTGATGGTTTCATTTATACTGTTCAATTAGTAAATAATGATAACTACAAATTCTTAGACAATAAGTATTTGGCTAATGGAACTAAGTTCTTCCGTAAAGGTTCTGCAAGAGGTGAATATGGAGAAAGATTCTCTGACATTCAAACTAAATCAGGTTTTCGTGAATTCTACAACTTTGTAGGAGGTGCTGAAGCTCACGTACATTACTCTATTTCTTCACGTGCAGACATGATGATTAAAGGAGGAATGAATGCAGATGGTACTGTTCCTGTAACAGAAATCTGGAGAAACTTTGACAAATCTATGGATCCAGCAATCTCTAATATAGAGGATATGGTTGCTAAGATGGGTAAAGACTATGTAAAGCGTGCTATTGGAAATGGAGATTTATCTCGTACTTTCTTAACTTCTATGGAAGCTGCTCACTTAACTAAAATTGCTACTGACATTGAAACTTACCTTATGTGGGGTCATGGTGGTAGAGTTAGACAAGATGGTCCTGATGATTTACGTTTATCTGTAGGTTTGTGGAAACAACTTGATAGTTCTTTTAAAAGAGTTTATAATAAATCTTCTTTCAACCTTGAGTTGTTTAGATCAGAGCTTTATAACTTCTACGCTGGTCGTGTGGAGTTTCAAGGTCCAGATCCTAAGAGACAACTTATTGTTCAAACAGGAATGGGTGGTATGCGTATGGTTAATGAGGCTATCAAAAAAGAAGTTGCTACTTCTAACTTGAATATCCTTGCTGCTGATATTGGTGCTATTACTAACAAAGGAATGGATCTAGGTTTTGGATTTGCATACACAAGTTATGTTATTCCTTTCTTAGCTAACGTTAAGTTTGTTCTTAACCCAGCATTTGATAACATCCATACTAATGATATTGAAAATCCAATCATTGATGGTAACCCATTATCTTCTTATTCATTCATTATCTTTGATATCACTGATAACACTAATGACAACATTTACTTGTTGAAATTATCTTGGGATAATCAATTGAAGTGGTGGTATCAAAATGGTACTATGGATTATATGGGACGTAGTCAAGGATTCCAATCTTCAGGTCAGTTTAATGGTTATAGAGTATTTATGACTCAAACTATGCCAGCTATCTGGGTAAAAGATCCAACTAAAGTATTGAAAATTGTTATGAGAAACCCTATTACAGGTGGATCATTCTAATCTGTCAAGATAAGTGAGAGGGACAATAGTGTCCTTCTCATTTTTTTATTTAATAATTTAAACCAACGAATTATGAGTTTTACAAGTGTTACTACAGGACCTTCATTTTCAGGACCTGTTTCAATTAGACCAATAGTTAAGCCTGATGGCGAGAACATGGGTTTACAAAATTATAACCTGAGTTTATTCCCAGGTACATTTCAAGAAGAGCAATTAGCTTGTCTTGAGAAAAATGGTGTAAGAAGATACATCACAGGTCTTAATGAGTTTGCTCCAGAAGTAAAAAATATTAAAGACCCACAACAAAGAGATGCTATTATAAAAGATATTCGTTTTACAGTAGCACAGTTAGAAAGAGAATTGAATGCTAATCATCTTGACCCTGATCAAGAAGATTTCTGGCAAAAAGTTGTATTACTTAGACCAGATAATCATGAGTTTTGGGAAAAGATAACAGTTAGATGTGGTAATGAACCTTTGTTCTTAAACCCTAAAGCTGATCCTTTTGATCTTATTAAAGTAAGAGCAATTGAAGCAGGAGGATTTAGTATAGTAGCAAAAAGTTGGGAAGATGCGCAGAACATGGCAAAACCTCCTAAATTTTATTTAGATAAAACAGTTGACACTGTTGCAACAAGAACACAATCTAAGAAACTTAGAAACAAGGCTCTTAGTGAACTTGATAAATTGTATAATAAGAACATTAGTAAACTTATGTATGTATGTAAGATTGTTGATGCTCACAGTGCACAATATAGAAAGTCAACTCCTATAGATGTGATGTATGAAAATATGGACACATATATAAATGCTGAAGGAATAGAGCGCAATGAATTACGTGCTGCTGAATCATTCCTTAAAGCAGCAGAGCTTGACATGGAAACTTTGAAATTGAAGTCTCTAGTTAAAGATGCTAGTTTTTATAAGATACTAGCGCCTAGAGCTGATGGTATGATTTATCATATTCCTTCTTCTACAATGTTAGGACGTAATGCATCTGAGCTTGTAGAGTACTTAAGGAATCCATTAAACGAAACTATTTTAGTAGAATTATTGAATTCTATAGAGGTTTATTGGAATGATTAATGTATATTATATTATAGAATAATATTAAATTAAAACAATAAAAAATGGCAACTAAAAATACTCCAGTATATGCTTCTAAGAAAGCAACAGGAAGAACAGGTGGAACTAATGAGCCTGTATACGCAACTAAGCTTCCTACAGGGAACAAGAAAATTTCCCAAGGAAGTAACATTCCTGTACGTGCCTTAGGTAGAACAAAGAAATAATTATTAACATTTAAAACTAATTAAGATGTCAGAAAATATTTTAGTTTATATTCCTAACCCAAATGGTAATGGATATATTTTGAATCCTGAGTTTGCAGCTACTAAAGCTACTGTAGGTGTTGAGGCTCCAGTTAAAATAACTAAAGCAAAAAAAGCTAAGAAGTAATTAGCTCATGGCTAAAAAGAAATAGTTATGGCAACATCTAATAAAAATACAAAGAAGTCAGATTGTGGAGAAAAGACTAAAAAATCTTTTCAAGCAGGAATGATGATTGGTCGCAACATGAAGAAACCTAATTCTAAAAAGAAAAAGTAATGGTAAAAAATAAATTAACATTGCTAGATTTAATGATTAGAAATACAATTCCTAAAGTTAATACTAAATCTATACTTGATCCTGGGTTTGGTGTAACGCCTCCTGATACATATAACCTAAGAAAAAAAGGTATTATGAATGATCCTGGATTTACTGCAAAACCTTCTGGTTATAAAGGTAAAGCTATGAAAACTGGAGGAACTACAGCTGCATGGACAAGATCTGAAGGTAAAAATAAAACAGGGGGTCTTAATGCTAAAGGTGTAGCAAGTTATAGAGCAGCTAATCCTGGTAGTAAACTTAAAACAGCTGTTACTACTAAACCTTCTAAACTTAAAGCAGGTAGTGAAGCTGCAGGGAGACGTAAAAGTTTCTGTAGTAGGATGAGTGGGATGAAGAAAAAACTAACGAGTGCAAAGACTGCTAATGATCCTAACTCTAGAATCAATAAGTCTTTGAGAAAATGGAATTGTTAATATAATTATGGCACAATCTTTTAAAAATAAGCCTGCAGTGGTTAGTCCAAAATCTGCACCTTTATCAGCTTCTAAGAAACCTGGAGCTGGTATAATGGCTATTAGATTTAAAAAAGGTGGTGCTACTAAAACTAAAAAATAATGTTATGGCAATAAAGAAAACTATAACCAAAGCTAAAGCTCCTGCTGCTAAGAGAACATCTACAGTGGGGATTTCTATTTCTAAATCAGGTAAAAATGATATGAGAAAATGGGAAATTGAATCAGCATTGAGTACTTTAAAGAGAGCAGATGAAATTCGTAAAGACTCAAAAATGATGAATGATGTTAAAAGACTTGCACAAGATCAAGTTAATGTTTTAAATAATTATACTAAATCATAATATCATGGCTAAAAAAGCAACAGAAAAAGGCAAATGGATTCCACCATGGGCTAAAAATGTAAAAGAGGATAAAACTACACCTAAGAAAAAAGTAGTTAAGAAAACAACAATGAAAAAAAAATAAAATAAAATGGCAACTAAAAAATTAGCATGCGCTACTTGTGGTGGTAAAATGAGAGGTGGTGGTAAGGTAGCTACTATGAAAACTAAAAAATATCAACCTGGGGGACCTGTTACTGGTTCTGAACAAGGTACAGGTTCTCAAATTGCAAAAACACTTGGTAAAGTTATTCCTACTCTAGGAGGAATTGCAATAGGAATTAAAGCTGGTGTAGATAAAATGAAAGCAAATAAAGAAAGTAGACAAGCTGCTAGAGAAGCTATTAAAGCAGGTACTGCTTTTAAAAGTGAAAAGCAACAAACTAGATTTGCAAAAAAAGAAAATAAAGAACAAATAAAAAATACCAAAAAAGAAAATAAAGCTACTGCTAAAGAATTAAAAAGTAATAGAGTAGGTGGAACTACTAAAAAGAAATATGCATTAGCTGGTACTGTTTCTACAACTGGTGTTACTGATACTTGTAATGAAGGAGATCCAGGTTGTAAACAAAAGAAATCTTTTACAAAACAGCGTGATATGGCACCTAAAGGTGTAGATACAGTTAGAGGATTTAGAAAACGTAAACATTAAAAATAATTTATAATGGCAGCATCTAAAAAACCTAAGTTAGGAACTGGAACTAGATTTAAAGCTTTATCAAAGCAAATACAAAAGTCTGGTAAATCAAAAGATGCTGCTGAAGCTATTGCTGCTTCCATAGGACGTAAGAAATATGGAAAAACTAAATTTCAAAAACTTGCTTTAAAAGGTAAAAAATAATGAATAATACAACTATACAGCTTAAAGTTAAGCAGAGACTTAATAAGTTAGCAAGTCAGGATTATGATAATCTTGAATGCTGGCAAATTGTTGAGGCCTTTAATAAAGGTATGGTTGACTGGTGTCGTAGAAACTTACATGGTAATAATCTATACAAAACAGGAGATGAAGCTTCAAAAAGAAGGATAGACGATATGAATATCCTTCTTAGTGAAGTTGCTATTACACTTGTTAAAAAAGATGCTTACTATGAATCAAATGGTTTACCTACGGATTACTTTGAATGGAAAAGAGTAAGTGCTAAAACAAATACTTCCTGTTGTAAAGATAGAAGAATGGTTATCTACTTAGCAGAAGAAGCTAACGTAGATACTTTATTAAGAGATGTACTTAAGAGACCTAGCTTTGATTGGGGTGAAACTTTTTGTACACTTAAAGATGGTAATGTAAGGATATATACCAATAATGAATTTGAAGTTCCTAATGCAAGGTTATCTTTCTATAGACAACCATTAAGAATACAAATTGTAGGTTGTGTTGATCCATATACAAATGTTGTTTCTACAGTAGAAGTTGAGTGTGAGTTTAAAGATGATATCATTGAATTATTTGTAGATGAAGCAGCAAAAATAATTGCTGGAGATATAGAATCAATTAATCAAATTTCTATTCAGGATAGTTCTGTAGAAAATAATAATTAGAAAAAATGGATAAACCAAGACTATTAAAAAGAGATGCTCCGTCATCTAATACAACTACAAGTTATTCAGCTCCTTCTGGTAATACTGTAGAATCAATGACTTCTGCATGTGTATCAGAATTAATGAATGCTGCTACTGCATTTCATAAACTACATCTTAAAGTAACTGGTGCAGGATCTTATGCTGCACATAAAGCTTTGAATGATTTATATGATGCGTTACCTGGTCATGCTGATGACTTAGCTGAAGGGTTTCAAGGAGCATCAGAAAAGTTACTTGCTTATACAGAAGTAGCTCCAAAAAAATTAGATTCTGTTGATTCAGGATTAAATTATATAAGAGAATTATATGATATGGTAACTGGCTTACAAGCTAAGATGCCTTACTCAGAATTAGTAAATGCATTAGATACTGTAAAAGATACTCTTGCTTCTGCTAAATATAAATTAATTTTCTTAAAATAAATTTGGATATAAGGAAACTATTTCCTATATTATATATATATGTTTATAAATTAAAATTAAAAAAAAATGGCTTATTTTAATCATGCTTTTAAAAAGACTTTTCTGGGGACAGGAAATGACTTAAATGCAGTTTCTGTAACAGATCCTTTAAATGGAAATGTTTACGTAGTTTCTACTGACTCTGGATATTTAACTACTACTAGTGTACCTACTTACATGCTAAATGTAATGTCTCAGTCACAAGAAGTAAATCCTTATTCAAGTGCAACATCTCTTTCTACATGGAATAGTGGATATTTTGGATTATTTAATCCTAAGAATAACTTGTCTATTTCACCAGAAAATTGTTGTAATCTTTATATTGCTGGTTCTGCAATATATTCTAATGACAAGATTGGACCTTACCATGGTGGTTACACTGAAACTAACAAATCTAAGATGGTAAATCCTAGATATGTACAAAAATTTTATCGTGTAGATCCTTGTAATCCTCAAAATGAAGTTCTTCATGTAGGTTCTACATTCTGGACTGCAGGTGGTTCAGTTCTAGGAACAGTAGCTGCAGGTGGACCTGCTACAGGTTATGCTCCTAATCTTATTGACTTCCCTGTTCTTGCAATAGGAGGAACTGGTACAGGGTTAACAATTTTAATTACTACTAGTGCATTAGGCGTAGTAACTGCTTGGTCTATTGCTCAAGCTGGTGGTAAAGGATATACTGCTGGTGATATTGTTACCCTTACAGGTGATACTTCTGGTACTTTTCAAATTACAATTAATACTGTAAGTGATGCTTATGGTGATGCTAATTGCTGTAAAGATTTCTTATGTGGTGAAACTTATTATTTACGTGTAGATATTAAAGGTTCTCCTGCATTACGTTTCTTAAATCACAATGCATACTTAACTGCTGAAGCATATGCAGGATGTTGCCCTGAAGGGTCAATTGTACCTGTTGCTATTGATTCAACTAATATTATGATTTTATGGGCTAATGCTTTATTGAGATCATTAATTACTTCTCCATTCTTGCAAATTGTTATTCAAGATGAAGCTGGTGTACTTTGGTATGCTCCAGGAACTTCTGCTGCTGATCTTGCTGCATTAGGTGGTGATACTTGGGATAACTATGTATCTGCAGGACATGTTGATGGTGCTTGTGCAGGTTTGATTTTAAATGGTGCTTATGTAGATACTAAATTTGGAGATTGTACTTTCCAAGTTTCTGACTTTTATGAAAAACAACCAGTTAAACTTTATGCATCTGAAGTAGATTACACTGGTGATCCATGTGTATTTACAGGTATCTGTTCAGTTATTGAATGTCAAGGTGTTCAAGCAATGGGTCTTGGTGAATCAGTTCTTCGTGATCTAGTTCTTTCTGAGTCTTATCGTCAAAACTTCCTTGCAAGCAGTGACTTAAGAATTCGTGAGATTACTCAAGGAAATCAAATTGTATCTGCAATTAATCGTAATGCGTTATATACACGTTACTATTTACTACATAGCGTTCCACGTTTCAATAATCCTTCAGGAACATTTGATAATGATCGTTATTTGTTAGAAGTAGTTTCTTTAAATGCATTAAATAGTTTTGAAGAAGATGTGAATAGTTGGTTAAATGGATGTGGTACTGAATGTGCATTTGAAGAATTTACTTGTGTAACAGAATGTTCTACAATTACATTTCCTCCAATGCCTATAAAACCTATAAGACCTGAAATGTAATTTGAAAATAAATTAATAATTACCAAAATAAAAAAGGGAGAGTGAGAGTTTATCTTTCCTCTCCTTTTTCTTTATATATATTAACATATGGCAACTCACGTACTAAGTTTAGAAGTTCCTGACGTAATGAATCCATGTATCATAAAGATATTTGATACAAGTGTTTATGCTTCAACAATTCCAGTTGTATGTCCTATACTGGCAATTACAGTTCCAGGATTTAACTACTCATCAGAGATATCTGTTGTAGAAGGGTTTAGTGAAACAATTACTGCATGCGATTTAGGATTACAATCTACTGGATGTGATTTATCAGAGTTTGCAAACTTACCTGATGGTATTTATATCATTAAGTATAGTGTAGCGCCTAATAATGTTGTATATGTAGAATATAACCATTTAAGAATTACACAAGCTTTAAACAAGTATTATAAAACAATGTGTGATCTTGACATTGCTGATTGTGAACCATCAGCAGATACAAAAGCAAAATTAAAAAAATTACAAACAATTCGTACTTATTTAGATGCAGCAAAAGCTAAAGTAGAAATATGTCATGAACCAGATAAGGGAATGCGTATTTACAAGTATGCGCTTAAACTATTAAGTAAAATGAATTGTTCAAATTGTTAATCATAAAAAAAACCAACAACTTATGGCAACATGTTTAAATTGCAAGAAAAAATTATCTTGTGGATGTCAACAAAGAAAAGCAACAGATGGTAAATCTGTATGTACAAACTGTTTAGCAACATATCAAGCAGGACTTAAAAATACTAGAGTAGTGCCACCAGTGGCAGATCCTATTTGGAAAAAATGATATAATAAATAAAAGGATGGCAAATTACTATGTATATATACCTTGCCCTGGTTCCACTGGGACACAGTTCTATTCTAATGTTGCACCTACTTATCCAGGTGCTTACATAAGATTTGATTCAGGATCAGATCTGCTTCAATATGGAAAATGTTTCCATGTTATGCTTGTTAGTTTAGAGGTTCCTCCAACTCCTTTAGTATCCATTAATTGGTCAACAGTAGTATACAGTTTTTGGAATAATAAGTGTTCTAACTGTGTTGAGCAAGCTGTTTATTATCAATTAGTTAATTGTTTAGATACTACAGATACTATATGTGTATTAAATGATTTAACAGCTGAATATAATGCAGGTTGGGTATTAACTTTACCTGCAGATCCTACAAAATGTTGGTACATTGAATGGCCAATTAATTGCATTAGTCCAGTTAATATAATCTATACTCAATATTATCCTGATTGTATAACGTGTGGATTAAAAGATGTAGTAAACTATGAGTTAATAAACTGCTTACATCCTGAAGAAATAATCTATACAAGTATTGACCTATCTTTATATGTGGGATTAATACTATCTCTTATAGAGTATCCAGATGATTGTTGGGAGGTTAATGCTATTAATACACAAATTCCTACAGATTTAACAATTACTGTAAATAATTCATTTGTTACATGTACAGAGTGTACACAACAATATTACTTATTAGAAGATTGTAGTAGTTCAAATCCTGAATTAAACATAATTACAAATACTGATTTATCAGCTTATGTAGGTACATCATTAACTGGTGTTATTGTTCTTAATTCATGTCCTGGTGTATGTTGGATAGTTAGTGAAACTGATATTACAACTAACTCACAAGTTGTCAATATAACTGGTGAATTTACTTCTTGTGAAACATGTATGGCAAGTATGCCTTGTATATGTAGTACAGTTAAAAATAATTCTATTGGTGCATTACAATATGAGTATGTAGACTGCAATGGAATAACTCAGTCAATTATAGTAAACTCAGAAGTTACAAGTCCTAAGATATGTTTGGTCAAATGGCTTTATCCAGATAATACAAGCACATATAAATATTATGGTAACTGTATTGATCAACTATGTCCTGTTGTAACTTTTCCTACAAGAACTGTAAAACCTGGGTACAATACTCCTGGATGTTCTCCAGAAAAGTATGAGCAAATTATGTGTAACTTTTCTGAAGGAGTTTATAGAGATATAATGGTACAAGCATATGGTATTACACCATGCTGTGGAGAAGATGATCATAGATGGACTATTAGAAAAGAATTAATAGAACTTAAAGCAATACAAGATCCTAATTATATATGTTTAGCTTTAGGATGTGGGTGTACTACATCAACACAAGGATTAACTCCATGTATACCACCTCCAGTTACATGTGTGTTATATTCAATAAATATTCAATCAGCTACAAAAAATTTTTTACATTATTTAGATTGCGCTGGAGTTAGTCAAATAGAAAATGTTGATGCTGCAGAGCAACCAGTAGAATATATAATATGTGGAATAGCTGGTCAAACTAATAGCGATATATATTGTGATGGGTCAACTGTAGTTTTTAACTTTACAGAAACAACAACGCTCTGTTAGGATAAGTCAATTAAAATTATTATATTATATTATAAGAAAAAATATGAAGCCTCTAAATTTAAATAAAGAAACTTGTAATCCAATATCATCTAATTGTGTGGTATGGCAAGGACCTGATATGCCTTGTATTAAACTATGCAAGGGAGATACAGTATCAGATGTGGTAGCTAAATTAGCTGTTGAGTTATGTGCTGTTCTTGATACATTAGATGTTACTAATTATAATCTTGACTGCTTTAATCTTACTGCTTGTGGACCAACTAATTTTGAACAATTAATACAATTTATTATTGATCAGATTTGTGAATTAAATGATTTAATTAATAGTCCTACTGCTGGTAAACCTATATCATCTGGATGTCCTGATTGTATAGTTAGTGTAGCAGATTGCTTTATTCCTGAATTAGGAACTTCAACACAACTTACTACTTATGTACAAACTATTGCAATGCGTGTATGTACATTGGTATTACAGATTGGAGTAATACAAGCTACATTAGTTTCATTAGATGGTCGTGTATCAATACTTGAAAGCTACTTTCCATTACCTGCACCAGCTGAAGCTGAAATTACACCTGATTGTATTTTACCTGCTATTCCTACTCCAGTAAGTGTTGTACTTACAGCTTTAGAAACTGCATGGTGTAATCTTATAGGAGTACTTGGAGATGATGCTGCAATTTACAATAGTATCATTTCACAATGCGTTGCTGATGGTGATCTACGTAAAGATGGTGGTGGAACTATGAGCTCCCTACCTGGATGGTTTTCTTCTCCAGTACAAACTCTTGCAGAATCTATAGTTAATATATGGTTGACAGTATGTGATTTAAGATCAATGACTGCTACTACTTTATTATCTCTTGATACACAAACAATTCAAACTGTAATAACAGGAGGTCCTGCATATGTAGTTTCTGCTAATCTTGTTGATACAGGATGGTATGATCTTGAAGGATTTGATTACTATGGTGTTAATCCTCCAGGAAGTGCTATGATTAATAGCAAACCTAAATGCAGAAGAGTAGGTAATGTAATACACTTTAAAGGTTCTGTATATATTCCTATGAGTGCTACTGTTGATGGTCTTACATTAATTCCATTATTAACTGATACATCTTATAATGGAACACCTGTTCCTTATGTGTATAGTGGAGTTGATGTAACATATGGTAACGGGTGTATAATTGATCCTTTAAATGGTATAATTAATTTTAATGCTAATAATAATTGTATTCCAACAGCTATATGGACAGGAACTTCTCCATTGTTAGATGATAACTATAGTACAAGTTATGTAATAGGTACAAGACCTATTAATTTAGATACATCTTATGGAACTTCATTATCTGCTGTTGGTCAAATTAGAATAAGTAATGCAGGTATTTTATCTATTGCTACTTTAAGAAATCTTGAACTTACAAGTACAAGACCTGCTGGTCTTTTAGGAAATTCACATTTACGTTATATAACTAGCAATGTAAGATTCAATGAATTTGTTCCTAATTTTATAAATGGGGAATCAATGATTCATAATCTTCCTACAATAAATCAAGCAGTTAGTACAGGTGAAATTACAGGTACTGTATTTACAGATACTACACATGGAGCTGGAGTATTTTCTATAGGACAAATACTTACAGGAACAGGAGTAACTCCAGGTACAAAGATAATAGGATATGGAACAGGTACAGGAACAAATAATGGTGGTACTTATGATATTAATATTTCTCAAGTAGTAGCTGCAGCTACAGTAATTAAAGGAACTGATTCTATTAATTTAAATTCAACTTCTTATGATGTAATTAATACAGCTGTTTCAACTACAGTATGGCCTTTCTCTTGTAATGCAGGAGATGCTGATCAACTAGGAGGATTTGTATTTGTATTAGATGGCTTAATGTCATATATTCAACCTTAATAATATTTAAAATGAGCGATTGTAAAGATAAACCTTGTGGATGTGAGGATACTCCTCTAACTACACCAGCACCATGTAATCCTGTTGGGTGTCCTGATCCATATCCATGTACAGAGACAACTGATGCAGAATGTGTAATTTATTCAGGTCCAGATATTATATGTACACCTGATGTTGTAGTTCCATCAAACACTAATGTGTCAGATGCACTTAATGATATAGTAGATTATTTTTGTGCTAAAACTCCTGATCCTGCAGATGTAGTAATTGTAGAAGGAGATAATACATCTATTAATGTTACTTCAGTTACTATAAGTAACACTACTACTTATACTGTAACTACATTAGATACTGGTTGGGTAAACCTTGAAGGCTTTGCTTATTATCAAGGATCAATGGCAAGTAACAAACCACAAGTACGTAGAATGGGTAAACAGATTCACTTTAGAGGTGATCTTTATATTCCTTTAAGTTCAGGATCAGCAGCTATTTCTTTAATTGCAGAAGATACATATAGAACAGTACAAAGACAGAATCCTTGGATTGGAGTAGGTGGTATGTATAATGATGGTACTGATAGATTATTATTTAATAGTAATGGATCTGCAGCACAATCAGTTATTCCTACATCTGTTTTACCAGCTCTTACAAATTTAGATGGTACTTATAAGTTATCACAATTTATAGCTACAAGACAAATAGAAATATTAAGTTCATTAACTTTAGGTCAGTCTGGAACTGCTACATTAACTGCACCAGTAACTATTGAGATTTTATCTAATAAAACTTTAAGAGTTACTGCTTTACAACAGTTGGAAGAAAATCCTGCAGATTTTGTATCTTTTGATGGTAATTCATCACTTAGAAATATTACTAGTAAATATCAAACTAGAGATCCTATTATTAACTTATCTGAATGGCTCTATAACAATGGTGGTAGATCAGGGTTAAATTCAGGTTGGAATAGCTTACAAACTACAGGATTATTTCAAACAGGTACAACATATGTAATTCTTGATTATAACGCTGGAGATGACTTTACTAATATTGGAGGCGTTAATATTAGAGGAAATATATTTACTGCTACAGGTCCAGCTCCAACAGTATGGACTAATCTAAGTCAAGTATATCAACTTTTTCAAGCTATCAGTATTCCTGAAAATTATTTTCTTACTGGTCTTGCTGGTACTGCACAATGGGCTATATTATTAGATGGTATAACATTAAATGCTGCAGAGCATACTAGTCTTGGTGGATTTAAAATTAGTTTAGATGGGCTTATAGCTTATTTAACATAACATAAGAAGTCTCAGTTTGTTGGTTTAACTGCGATTGACAGAGAAACCCCAGGACCACAACATGCCTGGGGTTTTGTATTTTAACTATATTTGCTAAAGTAAATTATTTTTCGTATATTTAATAGTATAGTATGAGTGGACAATTTAAAAAACCAGATTTAAATGCGCCAAGGTTCAGAGAGAAAAGTGTGCATATGTTATGTCTTTCATTGTTTAAGAAATTTAAAAAGAAATTTCCTGAACATAACATAGTTTATAGTGAATTCAAGTCTATAATTAAAACTTATAATGAGCAACTTGTTGATGCTATTATTGAGTTTAGAGATGGCATTGAATTACCAGAAAGTTTGGGTCATATATTTATAGGAAGTTGTCCTGCTATGACTAAACGAATTAATATAGATTATAAAAAGTCTGGTGAGTATGGTGTATTAACTCAACATAGAAATTGGAACAGTGATAACAAAGTAATGAAGATATTTTTTACTAGTGGTCAAGTAAGATATAAAATAAAGAATAAAGAAATATGGGCCTTTACTGCAAATAGAGAATTTAGAAGAAAGGCCTCTAAACTTTATGTTGAAGACTATACAAAGTATATGTATATCAATAATAATAAAAAGATATCAATGTTGTTTAAAGAAGGACATAATAAAATGCATAGAAATATGGAAAGAAATAAAGTTGCTTCTGAAGACTATAATGAATTTGACATATGACAACAATAAATGATTCAGTTTCTAGATTAAGAAATACAATTAAAGCAGTTAAGGAAGATGCATTTATGACAGATAGATACATCTATAGCATTATTATTAAATATGCTAAGATGCTTATACGCCGTCAGGATAATGAGAACAAAATCTTTAAGTTTCAAAGTTTATTTAAAACTCTACCCTGTGTTGAATTAATAGAAATAGATAGAGTTGAAGCTTGTTGTGAAGGAATTAAATCAGGATGTATTATTAAGAGAACAAAGGACAGAGTTCCTAATGTCATTGAAGGAGCTTTTGGACCAATTATTAGAACTGTTTCATCTATTGATGGTTCTAATCTTGTGTATAGAACTTATCCAACAGCTTATACTAGAATGACACATGCCTCAGGTTATAGGTATAATACAAATAAATACTACTGGTATCTTAATGGATATTTATATATTCCAAATGTAGCTTGGGAGGCAATTAGTATTACAGCTTTATTTGAAGATAACATTAGCATGTTTACTTGTGAAGTAGATGATTGTACACTAGCTCAAGATAGACCTATTGCTGTTCCTGAATATTTATTTGCTGAGATTGAGCAATATGCACTTAAAGAAATTTTAACTGCAGGATCAATACCTGCAGATACTGCTGATGATTCACAAAATGTATTAAGATAATGAGCTTTAATTACACACTCAAGTATAGAACTTTTGATGATCTAATAGCAGATGCTGCTGTAGACTTTGAAAAGTATGATCTAGAAAGTATGATCTTACCTCAACAACTTATTAAAGTTGCTAAGAAGGTTAACTATGATCTTGGTTTAAGAATCTTTCAAACTAAAGAAATTGTATTAGAAGTAGAGAAAGGTAGAGCAAAACTACCTGATAACTTTTATACATTAAACTTTGCATTAATGTGTGGAGAACATACACAAACGGTATACACTCCACAGGGAACCAATATAGAAGAAAGAAAAGTTGAACCTATAACTTATAGACCTATGGGTCCTGCAGTTATTCCACTTTGTGAACCTGGTATTGTTAATCCTAATAATGCTGGTCAAACATGTAGTAGTTGTCAATCATCTCCTTGTGGATGTCAAACAAACCTTGTTATACCTAACTCATGTAAACTAGATTGTAAAGGGAATCAGTATGAACTAATTCAGATAATAAATTCTCAGACAAGAACCTTTAAATTTCTTAGACAAATTAGAATACTGGCTAATGCTATGTCTGTTGATTGTGATTGTCCTAATTTATATTGGGATAGTCCATTTACAGGTTGGATTCAAGATGGTTACTTTTACACTAACTATCCTCATGGGAATCTATATATTAACTATCAAGGTATGCTAGAAGATGATAATGGAAACTTACTTGTTCCTGATCATGATATGCTTAATGATTATTATGAATATGCGTTAAAGCAAAGAATACTAGAAAATCTTATAATGAATGATGAAACTGTATCACCTACTAAAATTCAAATCATAGAGGATAGATATAGAAAAGCTAGGAATGCTGCTAAGAGTATTGTTAACACTCCTAACTTTGCTGAGATTAAGAAACTATTTGAATCTAATAGAAAAGCACAGTATCACAAATATTACAGTATGTTTAAAAGTTATCCAGGTCCTAATGGATCCTATAGAGGGATTTAATATTATATTACTATGGCTAAGAAGAGAGGAGCTAATCAAAATTCTACAGATGTTAAAGCTCAGGGGTTTACAAAACACCTTGTAGAAGATACTAGTAATTACGCAGTAGATGATAACCAATGGACACAAGCAAGGAATGCTATAAACAATTCTAAGACTGGTGACTTAGGAATGATTGGTAATGAACCATCTAATAAGTTTTGCTTTGAGATTATGGATGGTCTTGATAAGTTAACTATTATTGGGGCTATACATGTGCATGGAGATTTGTGGGTGATATTTAGTACGAATGATAGTAAGCATGAAATTGGGGTATTCAAAGAAGACCTATGTCAATACACTAAGATTGTTAATGATGTTTGCTTAAACTTTGATAGAGCTCACCTTATTATAGGTATTTCTAAAGCAGCTTTTGATTGTACTTATAATATTTATTGGTCTGATGCTAATAACCCAGATAGAACAATAAGTATTGATATAGACACTCTTAGTAATAATCCATATACAAATCCTGATTCTCCTATTCCATGGATACAAACCTGTGTAGATGATAATGGTTGTATTACATGTACTAATACACCTGTACTAGATTGTAATAAGATAAGATTAGAAGCATTAGTCAAACAACCTTGTTTAAGAGTAGAAAGAGGATCCATTGGAGGTCTTATACCAAATGGGTCTTATTATGTCGTTATAGGCTATACAATCAATAATCAGAGAGTCACAGACTTTTCTATGCCATCTAATATACAACCTTTATTTGCACACGCTAATACTTCTTCATCATTAGATATTTATATAGATACAATTGACTCTTCCACATATGATGAATTTGAATTAGTTTTAGTACAATTTTTTAATGGTCAAACTGTAGCATCTAATGTAGGTATATATAGCACAAGACAAACTAAAATAACTCTTGATTATTTAGATTCTACATGGCCTGCAGAACCACTTAACTTAGTATATCTTAGAAATAACATTGTTGATAAATCAGATGGTATATATGAGATTGGTCAGTATGCAGTACGTGTAGGGCCTACAGATAAATTTGATTTTAATTACCAACCACTAGCTAATCAGATAGTAACTAAATGGGTCAATGTAGAATACCCTGAAGATTATTATCGTCAAGGTGGTAATCATACAGGATATTTACGTGATGAAGTATATGCTTTTTTTATTAGATGGATTTATAATACAGGAGATAAGTCTGCTTCATATCATATTCCAGGTAGACCTCACTATCCTTCTGACATTGCTCCTATCTCCCCTGGAGATGTTCCTAATGCTTTACCTGAAATACAAGCAGGTATACCTTTGGGTAGTATTTATAACTGGATGGTTAATAATACAGCTACTTCTTTTTCTCCTGCAGGTATAGTTTTAACAGGCTCAGGTACAATAGTAGGTGCTGGATATATGGGATACTGGGAATCAGAAGAATTTTATAATGATATAGTTCCTGCAGTATGGAATGCATCTGCTCATTGTTGGTCTAGTTTAACTCCATGGACTATACCATGTCCTGGAGTACCTGCTCCAATAATTCCTTATCCTGGAACTACTGCAGCTCAATATGATTTATGTGGTGCGCCTATTAGACATCATAGATTTCCTGATAATGCAACTGATCCAAATGCACTTATATTAGCAGCTAATCACTTTGGACCTGGTGGTAATACTATACGTATTATGGGAGTTAATTTTGATAATATAAGACCTCCTGTAAATAATGATGGAACACCTATAGATAATATAGTTGGTTATGAAATACTAAGAGGTAGTCGTGTAGGACAAGAATCTATTATTGCTAAAGGTATGATTAATAATATGTTTAAATACACTGTTGTTCCAACAGATGATGATACAAACATAAACTTACTTACTGCTAGACAAGGATTATATCCTAATTATCCTTACAATGATTTAAGACCTGATCGTTTTATTTCTAAAACTCCTACTAGTTGGGAGACAGATCACTATGTAGGATTAGTTCCTAATAATGTATATTCTAAAAATCATTTTACTTTTCATTCACCTGACACTCAATTTACAGATCCTTATTTATCTGCAACTGAGATTAAAATATATGGTGAGCTATCTGGAAGTACAGAAGGGGCTTTTTCATATGTAGATAAACATCCTAAACATCAGTTTGTTACTGATGCAGCTTTTCTTGTAGCTATGGTTATAGGAGCAGGTATTGCTGCTTTAGCAATTAATCCTACTCGTAGTACTACAATGGCTAGAGCACGTGCTAATAATCAAGGTTTATTAATAGCTGGTGGAGCAGATGGATTGATGCCTGAGGATTTAGGTGCTCAAGCTACCCTTTCAAATTTATCTGAAAAAAATTTATGGAATGTATATAGAACACAACATAATACGTGGGATTTAGTTGCATCAGCAACTGGTGGTGTAGCTGATCCTGGTGCAACACCACGTGCTGCTGCAACAACATATGCTAATGGTTTTGGATCAGACATGGGTGTTATAGGACAACAATATGAATATAATGAACAAGCATCTGCTATATCTGGTCTTCCTAACTGGATGGCAGGACTTTCAGGAGTTATTACTTTTTATAACTATTTTACTGAAGGTACTGATGCAACATTAAGATTAATTAGAGCATACAGTAATTATAATCAATTTGCTGCTCAATATAATTCTCATTGTAAATATACAACGTTTACTCCACCATGGAATTCAGCTATAACTGTTCCATCTATAGAAGTAAATAAACGTACAGTTATTAATACATCAAGATACTTAGAACCACAGATTCAAGATTTTGGTGCATATTTTAGAATAAATAATTTATTTCGTGGTAAAGCTGTAGCCTTGCAAACTACATATAGTTTAAGAGATCCTTTTATTCCTGATAACTCTAGAGTAACTATTGGTGAATCACCTATACCTGGATCATTAGCTGATAAATATAAAAAATTTAAAACACCATTTAACACAACAGCTTCTTCACATTATGTTGCACTTAAACAACGTATAAGAAATCAGTATGGACAAATAGAACAAATACGTCAAGTACCTGTATCTACATGTTGGTATAAATCAGTTGATAAAGATACTAATGTATTGTTTAATGGTGATACATATGTAGGAAGGTATTCTGAAAAAAATACAATGTTTTATTTTTATAACTGGTTATACAATCAACCTAATGATGCTGAGTTTAATTACAAACTTAATAAGATGCTTCCTTATTCATCTTTTTGGATGGACACAGAAGAATTTGATTGGAGTGATTTTATTAATAGTATAGGTCCAGCAATTGCAAGTACTACTAACTTTTTAAATACAATTGTTACACCTTCTGATAAACATTGTTTTGATAGACCAGGAACAACTAATACAGGATTTTTTACTCTTAAGAATTGTTTTCAATATTTATTTAATTCAGGTATACGTGACTTCTTTGTTGAATCAAATTGTAATGTAGATTTTAGAGATTGGGGTGAGCCCTTATTTGAAAGACATTATGACCCATATTCTTATACAGATTATATTGCATTGTTTAGTAGTGATATTATTAAGTCAGGTAACTTCTTTAAGTATGACTTTAGTTTAAGTATTAATAAACTTTTCAATAATTATATTTCATGGGGTGAAACACATACAAGAGATTATAACCCAACTCTTGCACAGTATTGTTATACATATTCTCCTAATAGGTTAATGTATTCATTACCTCAACCAGATGAAGAAAAGAAAGATTTCTGGCGTGTATTCTTACCTTTAAATGCAAAAAACTTTAGAAGTAAAGTGATTGCTATTAAACGTATCAATCTAAATGGAGCCATAATATTATTTGAAGACTCTTCTCCAATACAGATATTAGGTACAGAACAACTTACTTTAGAAGCAGGT